TTAGGTGTATGCCTCACTTGCGAGTGGATTAGACCTATTGTTTATTCAAGACAAGGCTGTTTCTGCACATATTGCGGAACATATGTTTAATTTTCTACTATTTTACCTGTCAAATAGGGGGTAAACAGAATCAAAAAAGTTGTAAATGTAGTTATTCAGTTTCCCAATGCCAACCACTCATCTGTTGAACATAATCACCGTATTTGTTCTGTATTCTCGTTATGTATTCAGGTAACTGTTCGTCATGTGTCATCCATGTGTCGAACCATGCTACATCCCAACTACTTCCTTCAGGTATCTCCCAAGTGTTGATGTCATCATGTATTAATGTGAATCTATCATCCTTAGCACAGTAGTCCCAAACTAAGTCAATCACATCTTGGTTCTTCTCTACGATTGTGACGCTTGTTACATCATCAGAGGCAAGAAGTGGAACGTTAATCATACCAACACCTAATCCAGCAATAAGAACATCACCACTCATCTTGTCCAACATCCATGAGTGTTCTTCATACTCTCTTGGCGTATCCTGCATGATGTTCAGTGCCGAGTCATTCTCTCCAAAGTGTTCAAACAGAACCGTGTATGTTCCGCTTGGTATACTTGCGTAATCTACATAGGTTTGCCAAGAAGGATGTCCTCTATGTGTAGTGCAATACATTATTGAGAACTTTCCAACTCTTCCTTCGGGTATTCCTGTAACTGTCCAACGCATAGTATCACACCGTCTCTAATGTAACTGTCAATGTAGTAGCACTAGTTGTGCCATCTGAGTTAGTAGCATCTGCATCTACATCGAAACTTATGTTATCTCCTGAATTAGCCAACATGAGATATCCACGACCACCTGAGTTGTGTTGAATCCTCACTACCTCACCAACACCGGAGGAAGTCGCATCCTGACTTGTTGAAGCAGTTCCTACTGTGCTAAGGTTATTGACAGCAGAAAATGTGTCTGTGTTGACAGATAGGTTCGAGATGTCCCATTGGAACGAGGTTGCTCCTGTCGCCCTAATGTATCCATAACATTTCAATTCTAAACGGCCATTGTTGTTGTTCAATGCTGCTTCATAATTAGGGCCATAATCCAAATCAACTGTAACTGCATTTGAACTGAAGTTCGAGCCATCCTCGTCAGTAACAGGGTTCTGACCCAAAGAACCGACAGCAATATTCTCAATCTCTAAGGCGTTATCGTAGTTGCCTGATGAAGTCGTAGCAATACTCACATTAGTTGGTGGATTTGCTGATGCTGCTTGCGTAGTTGCATTTGCTATGGATGAGTATGCTCCATTTCCTCCACTGTTGACAGCCCTGACTCGGAAGTAGTAGGTGGTTGATGCACTCAGTCCTGTTGCATTGTATGAGGTTAGACCAACGGTAGCCAACAGAGTCTGACCTGACATATTGGAGTTTGTCGAGCGATACACTTGGAATCCAGTCTCAGTTCCAGATGGGTTGTTCCATGATAGGTTGATTTGTGATGAGGATGCAGCAGTGGCAGATAGGCCAGTGACTTGTCCGGGCAATGTGAATCTATTTGCCTCACTTGAATAAGAACCCGCTCCATTGTCATCCACAGCCTGAACCCTGTAATAGTAGCGAGTTCCTTGAGAGAGACCTGTGTTATTGTAAGTAGTTCCTGTTAATCCGGTTGCTATATTTGAGAAACCGCTACCGGAAGAAGTAGACCTTTGAACGGTATATGTCACTGTGCCTGTTCCTGATACAGAGTTCCAACTTAGGTTAATCTGAGATGTAGAAGCAGTCGTGGCACTCAATCCGCTTGGTGCTGCTGGTAAGGTGATTAATGGAATACGGAACAAATCATCAGTATCTTGGTCAGCATAGTAGATATATGACCAATCATCATCAAACCAAACACCTGAGAGAGTAGCAGCATCAGAGGTTAAGGCATCTGAAGAAGAATGGAAACTAGCAGTTGTTATGTCCCATGATGTTGATAGATTGTATTTATGCATCTTATCACTGCTGATATCAACTACAACGAAAGCATCTCCATTACTCTCAAAATGAACTCCACCCGCTACTGGAACTTTACTTGAGTAATCAAACTCCCCCGTAAATGTGGCAGTGGATAGGTCGTGAGCAGTAGACATTGTATATTGGTATATTTTATCGGCTGAACCTGATGACGGTGAGTATCCTACAACATAGACCTCCGTTCCATCGTCTTTTACATGACCCCCATACACATTGCTAATCTTAGTGCTTGTATTCAAGTTACTTTGAGCAGACCCTCCTGTTCCTAAATCCCAAGCAGTTGATAGATGAAAGCAGTTAACATTGCTAGTAGACCTTCCAAAAGAGTATACTCTAGTTCCACCACCTGCAACAGAAACACCTCCTATGAGACCCTGTGGTGGATTGACATCCAAGTTATTTGATGAAGAACTGCTTACTGTAACTCCTGAGTTAATTGTGAATGCTGTTGATGCTTGATATTCTATTATGAAGTCATCTAGTGTTCCTACCATAGAGCCAGCAACAAAAACAGTTCCATCATCTTTGAATACGATACCACCTATGTATGTAGATAGGTTTCCCAAATTGTATGTTTGGTCTCTGTCTGATGTCCCAAGACCTGATAGAGACTTAGACCAAATAGCAGGGTCAGGAGTTGCATTTTCAGTTTCCAACTGCTGGATAGTCCCAATCAGTCCCGTCATATACAATGCAAATCACCCGATGTATATCCATGTGTTAGTAGCAACCGAGATGTATGTCCTCGCTGTCTCATCTGCCATTGCAGCATGGGATGTCCATCCTGTTGCTATCGAGTTACCTGTTCCTAGAGTCGGAGTCGCTGAACCACCTGTGTTGTTGATAACGACATACTGTTGTCCTGACTCGGCATAGTTAGGAAGTGCTAGTGTTCCACCTGTCCAGTAGACTGTCTTCCCTGAGTCTGCATCTGCGAGAGTTGTGTTAGATGATACTGACTTGATGACAGTCTTGTATCCTTGAATAGTTCCAGCAACAACCAAATTCGTCCCATCAAATGTCATGTTTGCTTCTGCATTCATTGCATCTGTGCCTGTTGCCGTTAGGACTCTATTGTTAGAGCCGTTAGCCATAAAGTCAGATACATCAACTGAGATTGCATCTGCTGCTACATCTATTCCAGTTCCAGCACCAATGTTTAGTGTAACACCACCACTAGTGCCTCCACCAGTCAAACCATTTCCTGCGGTTACACCTGTGATATCTCCTGAGTTGTTGGTGAAGGAGAGATTGCTTTGCATGTATGACTCAAGAACAGATACATCCATTCTTTTCAATACACCAGCATCACTGAGAACTAACTCATCAGTTGATGCTAAACCACTTGTGAGTGCAGTCGCACCCGTTATGTCAGAGACTGAGAAATTCATATCATCAACAACGAAATCCATATTGTTGTTGGCATCATCATAAGTAACGGAAATCCTTGTTTTAGTTCCACCAGTTGCTACTAGTGGCCCTGCTATGTCCTGAACTTGTTCATTGGATAACTGCGTATCTGTGTTAGTGGTGAAAGTTAGGTTGTTCTGCATGTATGTCTGCAACACAGATGTATCCATCCTCTTTAGTGTTCCAGCATCACTTATGACAAACTCATCTGTCGATGCAAGCCCGCTTGTTAGAGCAGTTGCTCCTGTGATATCTGATACAGAGAAGTTCATATCATCTACAACGAAATCCATGTTGTTATTCGTGTCATCATAGGTTACTGAGATTCTAGTCTTAGTGCCACCTGTTGCTACCAATGGCCCTGCGATATCTTGCACTTGCTCAGTAGACAGTTGCGTGTTAGTATCCGTAGATGCGATTGTTAATGTTCCTGCTGAATCATCGTAGGTTACACTCACGTTTGAACCCGCAGTAACTACTCCCGCTACATAATCCTCGACTTGTTCCTGTGATAGTTGAGTGTTAGTATCGGTAGCAGCAATCGTGAGAGTCCCTGCTGCATCGTCATATGTTTTACTAATGTTAGAACCTGCAACAATTAACCCATTTACATAATCTTCAACCTGCTCTTGAGAAAGTTGGGTATTCGTGTCTGTCGAAGCAATAGTGACAGCACCGCCACTTTCACTTATAGTGACATTACTACCTGCGGTAAATGCTAGAGTCTCACTACTTCCTAGTGTATTACCACCAGCAGTTACTGTTCTAACAGCAGTTATGTATGAACCCAAGTCACTTATCTGAGATTCGGTAATTGACAGTGCTGCTTGATGTTGTGTGACACTTCCCTCAGATATCCTACCATTAGCGAATGTCCCTGAAGTAATTTTACTTGTAGCAAGGTTTGGTATTCTATCTGTTCCTAATGTTCCGCTAGTAATCTTAGAAGCAGCCAAATTAGGTATATGAGATGCAGATAGATTTGCTGTTATATCACCAGCAGAAGACAATGCTATACCTGATGATGCGGATACGGCTACTGTTCCTGATGCATTTGGAAGTGTGATTGTCCTGTCTGCTGTTGGGTCAGTTATTGTTAGAGTTGTCTCATTAGCATCTGATGTTGCTCCTTCAAACACTATTGCGTTGGCTGCTTCCATTGTCACTGTGTTTACAGTGGTTGTCGTTCCTGCTACATTCAAGTTAGGAACAAGTAGTGTTCCTGTGCTTGGGTTGTATCTCAAAGCACCAGTGTCATCCAGTAGGCCGTTTGACTCATTGTGAAACACAACAGGGAAGTTTGTGTTTGCTGTGCTGTCTGATACCGTGACTGTCGATGCTAATGTAGCAGTAGAAGCATTACCGCTTGTGTTTTGGTTGCCAGCAGTGTTAACTCCGGGCAGATTTATGTTTGCACTTCCGTCAAAACTAACACCACCAATATTCCTTGCAGTCTCTAGTGCTGTTGCAGTAGCAGCGTTTCCACTTGTGTCTGCGGCATTGTTTGGTATATCTCCTGAAGCCAAGTTGTATGAGCCGGATACTGTCAATCCACCAGTTATCGCTACATTTCCTGAGCCTACGTTCAGTCCCAAGTTAGCATTGCCTGATGTCTGTATTGTTCCACCTGTCCCAGTAGAAATAATTCTAACATCATAATCATCACTTGATGGTGTTTTGATGTCGAGGAAGCCACCTGCATCACCCGATAATTCAATTGACCCATATCCGCTTGCTGTTGGGTTATTTAGAACCAAAGAGTTTCCATTGAATGTCAGATTCGCCTCTGCGTTCATCGCATCTGTTCCAGTAGCAGTGAGAATCCTATTATTTGCACCGTTGGTCATAAAATCCGAGACATCTACACTAAATGTCGTGCTTGATAAATCCAAACCTGTGCCAGCAGAATACTCTGTATTTGTGTCTGTGGATGCAATGGTAACTGCTCCACCTGATTCTGAAATAGTTACATTGCTTCCTGCTGTAAACGCTAATGTTTCAGTAGAACCTAATGTGTTTCCTCCTGCTGTTACGGTTCTAAATGTATTAGTATCTGCGGTCATGTCATCAACAACGAGGTCAATCGTGCCATCTCCATCTTGATACGTTGCACTTATTCTAGTCTCGGTGTTACTACTAAACATCGCACCTACTATATCCTGCACTTGCTCTGTCGATAGTTGGGTATCAGAAAGAGAAATAGTGCCGTTACTAGAGGGGATTGTAAGACTACTTATTGAATTGCCATCACTACCAACAAAAGACAGAGTTGCACCATTTGATGCTGCTGCTCCTGTTACTACTCTAAAGTCATTGGAAGTTGCCCCTTGCAATTCAATGCTATTAGCAAGTGTTTTATTTCCAGTAGTATCCAAATCTATTGTTCCATCACCATCTTGATATGTTACTGAGATTCCTGTTTCGGTATTGCTACTAAACATTGCTCCAACTATATCTTGAACCTGTTCGTTGGAAAGTTGTGTGTTGGTGTCTGTTGCTGCAATAGTTACTGTATCACTAGTAGCATTCGTTGTTATAGTGACATTCGAGCCACCTGCAAGAGTTAGTGTATCAGTTGCTGAATCGGCTGCAACAGTTGTTTGTCCACTTACTGCTACATTACTGAAAGCATTCTGATTATTCTCTCCACCTGCACCTGCTGCTACCCAAGTAAATCCACCTGATGCAGAATCAAAACTTAGTAGATAGTTATCCACAGCAGTATTTGTTGCATTCAAATGAACTTCATCTATTGAAGCATCAGCCAGTTGTGCGCTATCAATTGCATCATCAGCCATCAGAGCATTCGTTATTTGGTCATCTGCTATCTTAGCCGTTGTGATAGCGTCATCAGCAATTCTTGCGGTTGCGAAAGTTCCTGATGTAATCTTAGATGCTGCTAGGTTTGGTATATCAGAAGCAGATAGATTTGCACTGAATGTCTTACCTGATAGAGAAAGACCCGTTCCAGCAGCCAAATGTTGAGTGACGTTTGATTCAGCGATTCTTGCATCTGCAAAAGTTCCTGATGTTATTTTGCTAGTAGCAAGACTTGGTATCCTTGCAGTGCCTAGTGTTCCACTAGTAATTTTAGAAGCCGCTAAGTCCGGTATATCGCTTGCTGAAAGTCCATCGTCTAGTATGTTTATCTCTGCTAAGGAAGCAGTGATACCTAGATTCGTCAAAGCATTTCCTTGCTGAGTAGAGGTAAGTCCTTGAGTATTAACATCCACTCTCAACCTATTTCCTAATGATGTAGCGGTTGTTGTGGAGAAGGAAGCATCGTCACCAAGAGCAGCAGCAAGTTCATTCAAGGTATTGAGAGCAGATGGTGCTGAATCTACTAGACCTGAAACCTCTGAATCTACATATGCCTTTATCGACTGTTGACTAGCGGCAGCAGTTGCGCTGTTTGAACTCATGTCGTCTTCGTCTAATAGTGTCAACTGAGTGTTGGTATCTGTGGATACGAAGTCGAGTTTACCATTGGTATCATCATATGTAACAGCGATATTGGTCTCTGTATTGCCACTGACCATTGCCCCGATTATATCCTGCACTTGTTCAGTGCTGAGTTGAGTATTCGTATCTGTCGAGGCAATTGTAAAGTTCGGATAAGTGCCGCTAACACTCACATTAGAACCCGCAGTTAAAGCAACAGTTTGGTCGGGACTTGAGTTTGTTATTGTTAGAGAACCACCTGCATCATCATAATTTACTGATATGCCTGTTCCTGCTGCAATCAATCCACCAACATAATCCTCAACTTGTTCTTGTGTAAGTTGTGTATTTGTATCAGTTGAAACGAAATTCAGTTTAGCGTTAGTGTCATCATATGTAACTGCGATATTAGTTTCTGTTCCACCATCTACCATTGCTCCAACTATGTCCTGAACTTGCTCTGATGTCAATACAGTGTCCGTTGTGAAGTTGAGATTACTCTGCATGTATGATTGCAGAACGGAGATATCCATTCTTGCAAGAGAACCCCCATCACTCAATACCAGTTCATCAGTGGATTGAAGCCCACTTGTCAATTCTGATTGTCCTGTAATATCTCCAACAACGAAGTTAGATGCACCCGAAGAAGCAAAGTTCTGTGCCTCTATGTAGTCATAGACTGCATCACCAGTAACTAGATTGTTATTGTTGTTCGCAACCGAACCTGTCGTTGCTTGGATAGTAGAGTTGAATGTCAGAGAACCATCATCATTGACCTCTATTGCCTTAGTTGCATTGTTAGCACCAGTCACCTCTATCTTTGGTTTTGCTGTTTGTCCAGTGTTAGGTGTGATTAGAATGTCCTTATCTGAGTTAGCCATTAGTATTCAACCTCCATCTTTCCAACATCCTTCCTCTCACCATGAATCAGATAGAAACAGTCTATGCCCTCATCTGCTGCATTAGCCACGAACACTTGATTGTCTTCTATCTTTTCTACATAGAGCATTTGAAAGTCACCATTAGCAGTCAATTGAACACTGATTGTATCCTCGTCAACTAACTCTGTCCAATACTCAGGAAGTTGTATGATACTGCCTTCACTTAGTCTGCCCCTGTGATATACTCCATGTTCCGGCCCTTCAAGAGAACCGTGTTGTAGCGTCTTTCCTTCTTGTGTAGGATGTGGAATGACGAAAGACTTGGTTTGTGCAGCAAACGAGCCTTCGACTTGCAGTTTGTATCCGGGTGTTGCTGTGCCAATACCAACACGGTTGTTCGTAGAATCAACCTTCAAAGTGCTAGTATCAACTGTTACATCTCCCGATACAGTTAGGGAAGACAGCGTTCCAACGCTTGTGATTCCTGATTGTGCTGCATTTACATTCAGTGTGTCTCCGCTTAGAGTCAAACCAGTTCCAGCAGTCAGGTTAGTATCATCTGAGATATCTATTGGGTCAACTGTGATTGCTTGCCCACTAATGCTCAGATAGTTTCCACTACCAGTTAGTGTTACATTTGTTGAGTTATCAGTTCCAGCAGCATCAACACCTAATGCAGTTCTAGCAGCCGAAGCAGATGTAGCCCCAGTTCCTCCCAGTGAGAGAGGCACAGTTCCAGCAGTGATTGCCTGTCCTGAGATACTGAGATAGTTGTCAGTCACTGTTGCTAGAGTAACATTTGTTGAGTTATCTGTTCCTGCAACATCTACATTCAAGTTCGTTCTTGCATTCGATTGTTCTGTTCCACTAAGTCCTTGTGAAGCAGTATCTACTCTGAGTCTGTTTCCTAATGCAGTGGTAACTGTTGCAGAGAAAGTAGCATCGTCATTTATCGCTGCTGCTAGTTCATTGAGTGTGTTCAATGCACCCGGAGCAGAATCAACTAATCCCGCTACTTCGGTATCCACATACGCCTTGATGGACTGTTGCGTAGCGAGATGTGTAGCGGAGTTCGTGTTCATATCGTCTTCATCTAATACAGGAACAACGAAGTCAAGTGTTCCGTCACTATCCTCATATGATACGGAGATGAAAGTCTCGGTGTTTCCTGTGACCATTCCTCCGACTACATCTTCTACTTCTTCATTTGACAATTGAGTGTTAGTATTCGTAGAGTTGAAGTCTAGTTTCCCATTTGTATCATCATAGGTCACAGTTATGTTACTCTCATTGTTTCCGCTTACCATAGCACCAATGATGTCTTGCACTTGTTCTGTTGACAACTGAGTGTTAGTATCAGTGGAAGTTAGAGTCAAAGTTCCTGCTGCGTCATCGTATGTCTTCGTTATATTCGTTCCTGCAACAACTAGATTTGCCACTATGTCCTCGATTTCCTCTTGTGTTTTTCCAGTGGAAGATAGGGTTAGAGTTCCTGCTGCATCATCATACGTCTTTGTCATGTTTGTTCCGGCAACGATAACTCCATTGACGAAATCCTCTACTTGCTCTTGAGTCAACTGTGTGTCTGTATTCACGACTGTTTCAGTAGCAGTAGCAATACCAGTAACGTGACCATTCGAGTCTAGAGTGATATCTTGGATATAGGTTCTACCTGAGTTATCACTACTACTTGCTGCTGAGATACTAGGGTGTGCAGTCAAGTATGTGTTGGTGTCAACAGTGTATGTTCCTGCACCTGTTCTCTTCATGAATCCATTACTTGTGAAGTCACCATCCATTATCGCTCCGGCTGCTGCTACATTAGTTGCATCTGTTACATCTGCTGACGTTTCAATTCCTGAGAGTTTGGTTCTCTCTGCTGACGATATAACAACTCCACTACCTAAGTCAGTTAGACCGTTTATCTTAGCAACAGTCACTGCATCATCTGCAATCTTCGCTGTTGTTATTGCGCTATCTGCGATTCTAGCAGTAGCGAATGTTCCAGCAGTTATCTTAGAAGCGTTGAGGTTCGGTATATCGCTTGCAGATAATCCACCATCTAGTATGTTTATTTCCGCTAGACTTGCTGTGATTCCCAAGTTGGTTATTGCATTACCTTGTTGTGTTGCTGATAGTCCCTGACTGTTAGTATCCACCCTAAGTCTGTTTCCTAGTGATGTCGAAGTGGTGGTTGCAAAGTTAGCATCATCTCCCAAAGCAGCAGCCAACTCATTCAGCGTGTCTAAAGCCGCAGGTGCAGACGCTACAACTGCTGCAACTTCTGTATCAACGTAGGCCTTGATTGATTGTTGACTGGCAACCTTAGTTGCTGAGTTTGAAGACATATCATCCTCATCAAGTAAATCAGAGGAGATGGAGTAGTTGTTAGCACTAGCAGCAATACCATTCAGTTTCGTATGGTCTGCATCTGTGAATACATTGGAGTCAGTTGCTGATTCAACTAATGTTCGTATCTCCGATGCAGTTTGGTCTGCTGTTGCATTGGCTTCGATTGCATTCAACTTGCTGTGGTCAGCATCGGTGAATACGTTTGAATCGGAGGCAGACTCAACTAGAGTTCTGATTTCTGACGCAGTTTGGTCAGCAGTAGCACCACTCTCTATTCCTGCTAGTTTGTCAAACTGGTCATCAGTCATCAATCCATGAGCATCGGTGGTTGCATCAGGAATTGTTGCAGTTATTGTAGATGAGTCTGTTTTAGTTAATGTTAGCGTGTTTCCACTATATGATACTGCATTCACAGGTTGGGTAGTGCTATCGATGATTATTCTCTCATTTATCCTACTAACAGTTACACTTCCACTACCTTCAAAGTTAACTGATGTAGAACTACCATCAGTTCCAGTTAGTTTCAATCTCTTCGTATTATTGACAAGAGTATCCTCTACACTGAAAGCATATTGCGTATCGTTTGCATCGAATGAAACTAAATCGACATAACTCTTCACTGCCTTTGCAGTTGGAATTGTGTCGTGGTCTCCACTAACAGCAGTGATATCAGTATCTAATGCAGTGATTCCATTTAGGTCAGTGATAGTAGCAGAGGTTGTTAGATAGTTACCTGCTGCCTGTTTCGCATCAAGTTGTGTCTGTATTGCTGACGTTACACCATCAAGATATCCTATCTCTGTTGCAGAAACACCCGTTACTCCATCTAGGATGTTTATCTCCGCAGCACTAGCGGTTACACTCAAATCTGAAAGAGATTCAACCTTACTTGCTAGTGCAGTAACAAGACCAGTGACTTTGCTCTGTGCTATGTCATCTAATTTGGAGTTAGCAATACTTCCTGCTAGTTGAGCATTGGAAACACCTGCTGATTTGATGGTAACTGCACCACTTGACACATCGAAGTCAGCAGCAGCAAATGAAGCCACACCCTTGTTTGTTGAAGTAGCGTCTTCAGATGAGAGTGTCAAAGTCCCATTAGAATCATCGTAAGTAACATCCAAACCTTCACCAGCAGATAGAAGCGCAGCCACTCTGTCGTCTACCCTTTCATCAGTGAAGTATAGGTTAGCACCCTCTGCAATATTAGCAGTAGTTAGTGTAATACTGCCACCTAAAGCGACACTGCTGCCATTTACAGTGATAGATGAATTACTGAGTTTACTGTTTTCTATACTTCCAGCAAGTTGAGCATTTGTTACCGAGATGTTACTTACATTAGTTGCGAAGTTTGCTCCTGCTGTTGCACCAGTTTCTATTCCTGCTAACTTGGTATTCAAGGCAGATGTGAAGTTGACATCTGATTGCGTATCAGCAGATAGAACACCAGTTCCTGAATCAACAGTAAGGTTAGTCCCAATCTTGATACCTCCACGAACTGTGTCTGATGCTTGTGGTAAAACATAGAAGTTTGCTCCTGCCGCAATGCCATCGAGTTTTGACTTCAAAGCGTCTGTGAAGTTATTCTGTGTTAATCCACCATCACCAACAGAATACGTTGTATCGGTCACTGTCTCAGTAGCAGAGGCTATGGCTGTGATATGCCCATTAGCATCCAATGTTATATCCTGAATGTAGGTTCTTCCAGAATTGTTTACAGATGATGCAGCACTAATAGTAGGGTGAGCAGTTAGGAATCCTGAGTTTGTGTTGCTATAATTAGCCAAGTCAGTGTCCACATTCAGGGTATCACCTGAGAGTGTGATGTTTGTTCCTGCAACTAGATTGGTATCATCAGATATATCGATTTCACCAACTGTGATTTCTTGATTGCTAAGTGTGAGATAATCCCTACTTCCTGCTAGAGTGACATCAGTTGAGTTATCTGTACCTGATGGGTCTACACTGATGAGTGTCCTGACTTGTGCAGCAGTGAGAGTTTCCACCGAACCAGCATTGCTAGTTGTTCTTCCAAGCAAAACCTGAGAGTCTACATTTTGCATCTTGTCGAAGGTGATTGCATCGTCAGCAATCCTAGCAGTCGAAAAAGTACCGCTTGTTATTTGGCTTGTAGGCAATGATGGTATTCTAGATGCAGAGAAAGTACCACTTGTTATCTTGCTTGCAGCCAAACTAGGGATATCAGAAGCAGTCAACTTACCGAAGATATTGCTTAGGTTTATCTTTTTGAGACTGGTATTACTAGCATCGTAGTATAGGAAGAAGTCTGCTGCTGTATCAATTCCATTCTCTGTGGTAGCACTGTTGATGTCAACCGATAGCGTTGCTCCTGTCCTATCTAATCCTCCACCGATTGTCAGACTTGGCTCTTTGCCACTCAATGCTCCTGTTAGACCACTAATCTTGCTCTGTGCAATACTTCCTGCTAAATGTGCATTCGTTACTGCGCTGTCAGCAATACTTGCTGATACTATCGCATCATCTGCAATCAATGCAGATGTGATTGCATCATCTACTATCATAGCAGTGGTAATTGCATCATCTGCAATCTTTGCGCTTGTAATGGCATCATCCTGTATTTTTGCAGTGGAAACAGAGGTATTACCTAACTTGTCTGTGGTAACTGATGCATTCTGTATCTTTGCTTCTGTGACTGCCCCGTTGACTAGTTCAGTCGTATTGACTGTATTGCCAGCAAGAGCAGTGGAAAGTGTGACATTTCCTGAGCCATCAAAGGACACTGCACTTGCAGTCACATCACCACTGAGAGCAAAGTTTCTTGCTGTTGTCAAAGTATCAGCAGATGATACAGTTCCAGTAAGATTACCGATGAATGTTCCAGCAACAAAGGTTTCTGAACCAACAGTCCATCTATCGTTTGACTCATCCCAAAGTAGGGTCTTATTTGTTGATGTTCCTCGATTTACAGTTATTCCTGCACTCTCAGAAGGTGTTCCTGTTACATCACTGTTGAGCGTTATGTTGTTGTCTGCTACATCTAATGTCGCTGTATTGACAGTAGTTGTAGTTCCACTGATTGTTAGGTCTCCGCTAATTGTGACATCATTTGCAAACGTAATGCTGTCATCTGAATCACCTATGGTCATTGACCCTAAACTACCACTAAGAGCAGTCTTGACATTTGCAGTGTCTGTTACATCAGCATTTGCTTCTATTCCTAACATTGTCAGTAGGTTTGCAGGAGTTATCTCCTCTACGTTTCCAGCCCCTGACGAATCTCTACCGAGTATTCTATTGGTTGCTGATACATTCTGCATCTTAGCATATGTTACTGCATCGTTAGCAATATCTCCTGTTGCAATAGTGGCATCTGCTATCATAGCAGAGGTAACTTGCACTTCTTCTACTGTTCCAGTGGAAGCCTTACCCAATACCCTGTTTGCTGTGCCTATATCTTGTATCTTATCATAGGTTACAGAATCTGATGCTAGTTTTGCAGTTGTTACATTTGCATCAGAGATTTTAGCAGTCGTAACAGCATCAGTCGCTAACTTCGCCTCTGTAACTGCTCCATTGTTTATCTTAGCAGTAGTAACTGCATTGGATGCTAAATTAGTATCGTCTAGACCAGTGAGTTCACTAGTTAATGCCAATGTTCCGGTGCTAGATGGGAGTGTAATAGTAGCAGAGCCTTTGGTCAGTGTTCCATCATTATTGATTCTCATGGTCTCTGAACCACTGTTGATTGCAGAGAACTGACGAGTTGATTGCTCATAGAACACAAACTGATGCAACCTAGTTGTGGCATTGTTCGCCTCTGCTGTATCTATCTTGACTACAATGAGAGGAATATCCCCTCCCTTGAGTTCTGCAACAGTAGCAGCACCTGTGGTTGCCTTTCCTGTTACTTCTCCATATCTCCATTTTAATGTATTAGCAGTCTCACTACTTTCTGTACCATCACATACTACAATAACCCCATACCAATCGTTTCCATTCGCTGATATTTCAGAGGCAGCAGTTGTCAAGGTTGCAGTAGACACACTGACAAGTTTACCATCTCTGAGGACTTTACCTGCTGCTACTTGAAAATGAGTTCTGCTGTTTGTAGTTCCCTGCGTCAACCCAAACCCGCTTATTCCTCTATTCTCACCAGTAGCAGCGTGTAAAGCCTTGATGATTCCTGAATGTATATTATCTGTATTGTCCTTCAATTGTGTACTAGATGGATTGCTTGCTAAAGTCGAAATAATACCCGGATTTGTCGTCATTAATTATCCACCTCTATTCTTATTGTAAACGAAACTGTGTCACCGCTTGCTACAACACCAGTATTCGTGAAGGTAACTCGGCTCAATAACGTGCCGTTTCCATTTGTTGTTCCATTGGCAAATATGCCTAATTCTGATACTCCTGATGAGGGTATCTGCGCTCCTGTGAAATCAACATTGTAGATTAGTGTAGACCCGACAACAGTAGGAGTTTGTCCTGTTTTCTGGAAGGTGAAGTTATTCAATCCAGTTTGGGATGCAGAAGTAGAATCAGCCCCATCACCTATGGCTATAACCTGATAATTAGTCGCTATCAAACTCGCTATTGCTGCTGCTCCCTCATTCACTACTGTCATCTTCAATCCTCACTTGTGTAATACCCTATTACTTGGTTTGCTGTCGTTTCAAATCCTACTGTTTCTCCAAAGCCTACGAGGTCATCAAAGCCCATGTTTGAAGTCTCACCCGTACCAGTGATTGTATACTGAACGAGTGTAGTCTTTAACGATATAGAATCTAACAATAATTTTCCTGTTGCAACTTCCTCAGAGTTTCTAGTGAACAGTGTGGAACTACTAGACCTCTGTTGAGAGCCAATCTCACTGAGTCTCTCTGCGATTGTCTTATCAAAAGTCCCTACTGTCATACTTAGTGTACTAGCAAGAACATTCTCTATCTCAAAGATGATATAATCTGCTGCTGGAATGTCATATTGTGGGAAATCCAAGTAGACTACATCACCTGCTTCTAAGGTCTCCAACCCTGTCTTTTCAACATTCAATGTTATTTTCCTTGAATCTGTATTGTGTAGACTCAGCAACTCTGCTGCTTTAACCAATACTCCTGATATGTTTCTAATAGAAGGGTCAACGAAAGTGATGTGTGTTCCTTCCTCGTCAGTAGCAAGAGTTGTCTGTATTCTATCACCTACAACTGTGACTTTATTGGCCTTTGCAAACAATGAACTGTTTTTCTTTACTGAGAAGATTGTATGAGTCTTATAGGAAATTCGCTGTTTTCTCAAAAGAGCAGCAGAATCTAAGTCACGAAATACCACTTTTTTATCTTTGACTTTGAAATCCAAACCTTTCTTTCCTGCCATTTCATTGAGAGTTTCATAGGCTGGCTTGTTGTTGAAATTATTGGTTGCAATGAAAGTCTTTCGATTTCGTTTAATTATCTCGTCATTCAGAACAGGAGTGAACCATAAATCGACATCTCCATCTGTATGAACATCGGTCACTGTGATGTCACTTCCCGACACAGAACCAACAACACCAATCGGGTATCCCTCATGTGTGTAGATTACATCTCCTGCTTCTAAATTCTCAACTGTTGCCTTGCAGGTAATCACATTGTTGCTTACTGATGACACTATGTTTCCGGTGAACTCCGATTGAGTCTGAATCAAATCTGAGGTCAATCCTGAATCTCTAATCATCTTGTCCATGTGCGTTTCGATTTCCTCTCCGATAACCATGCTCGTTCCAACATGACAGGCTGTTATGTTTTGCAAATCAGGTTTCCTTCTGAGTTGTAGGTTGATAATCTCCCCAAAGGAAACCACACCATCCCCATTTAATACTCCATCATATGTCAATTTGAAATGTCCTCTACGAATCCCATTATTTCTATCGTTAACTCGATAGTCAACAGTCATTGTCTTCACATCTGTCTTTTTACCATCAGTGACCATGACCTCAAAGGTGTCTCCATTTGTATACGGCAACATACCATATGAGACAGTGAATGTTCTACCAAAGGCTGAATGTGCAGTGGATGCAGGAGCAGTGTCTAAGTTTAACAACACATATGCGCTGTATACTCCTTCACTACTGTAATAGTTATCCACCCCTGTTTCTCTACCTAGTTTTCCAGTCTTGAAACTACTTGGTTTCTCTGTGTAGTCCAACCCTGTGTCAAAGAGTTGATTGAAGACTATCTCATTCGGTGTGTCTCTGAATGTCGTTTCAGCAAGTCTCATCAGGCGGAAATAGGGTTTTATGTTGGTAGTGATTGCTCTGTCTAGAACAAGAGTGTGTACCTTGGAGGAATCAGAAACACTACCTGTTGTATGTGTGTGACTAACTATCTTT